ACGCGTTCGGTTCGGTTTCCTTAATGACGGATCCTTTTTGTACGACCATGATTACGACACGTGGCTTAACTACATCAAGGTCGGTGGCTTTCCCACACCTTTTGGTTTTAACATCACCATAGAAAAGGTGCGTCACAACGGAAGTCACTGGGAACTCAAGATCTGTCGCTCCAATTGCGGCGGATTCGTCCAACAATGTATTAGCAGCGCCCTTACCAACGTCACCCGCATTCCCGACCTTTTCGAGATGGCCAAAAGCAACTTCTGTAAGTATAAGAAGATGCGATACATCATTGGCGATCGAGACAAGGTTTCTAGGTTGTTCCACTACATGATAGCCCGCCGAGACGGCGATTTTACACTCGCCGCAGCCCTCGCTTACGCTAGGTCTATGCTTCGCTCCATCAAGCTAGGCGATCGGCTCGTGGACACCAAATGGAACGTGGACGAAGACACATTGATCAACACCACGGCCTGCATTTACATTCTCGCGCTCATTTACAAGCGCAAGGCGAGCGAAATCATCAGACTCGCCCAACACCACATCGGCAAGCTGGACACCAAAAGGGGTTGGTGGACCAGATGCATCGGGAAAGTCATCCCCGAATGGTTGGAACTCGGACTCCATCACGTCCGTGAGTTGTTTGGCGATTGCGAAGCCACCAAATTGGTTACCGGAGACACCAGAAACCACTTCGCCAACTTCGACATGGGATTCTACACTGACATCCTCACCAAGGATTCTCTAGTTGAATTCGATTACGTCGATGAGGTGTGCTTCGACTTCCTTCCCATCAAGGAAGCGGCGCCCAACGCCGACATGTTGGCCCGCGCGTCACGCAAAGATGAGCATGCAGTCGAACTTGCCAACGCCATCCAAGCAGTCAAGCCAGACGCTACCAAACCAATCTTGCTGCCCTGGGCAGTCGGATATGGCATTCAGGCAGCCATACCTACTAGATCAGGTATTGACGGCATTGACCTTGTGTACGACGCCCAAAGCCAGCACGCCATTATGACGGCCGAATGCGAGCGAGCCGCTAATGACCCCTCTACACCTGCCACACTCGCAGTAGCCCTGAAAGCCGCCACCACAGCTTTCAAGGCAGACAAGCTCATCAAGTTCCAGAGCAGTCAAATGTGTCTTCTCCTCGGCCCCGCAGGTGCCGGAAAATCTACAGTCATGCGAGAGAAGACGCTGCCCGCTTTTGAAGCAGCACACCCTGGAGAGTTCGCACTTTTCATCACACCTACTCGCGACCTCCAGACGAAGTACGAATCCTCCATCAGCTACCCACATTGTGCGAAGACGATGCACACCGCCGCCCATGCCCTGGCCTCAAGGAAAATTAAACCGTCCCTTATCATCGTGGACGAGTGTTTCCTCTATCCACTACCCTATCTTTGCTGGCTCACACAGTTCAGTAAGGTTGTGTTACTGGGGGACACCCAACAGCTCGGGCATATCGATTTCGGCAACATGTGGAATGGCTGTGTTAAGTTGGAGGACATGCTCCACCTCATTCACACCGAAACACTCACCACCACACACCGCATGCCCCAAGACAT